TCTTCAATTAAACCGTCTGAATTTACTCTTGTTGCTTTTGTTGTTCTTACAAAATCTAAATCCCCACTACCGTCTGTTGGAAGTTTGCTGTAAATTTTGTTTGCTTTATACCCTGAAGGTATTATTTCTATACTTGGTATTGTTGCCATATTATTTATTTTATTTTTATTAAAGTGTTACGCATTCAAGAGATTCTACTTTTGGGATTGTTTTAACTGATACATTGTCTATTCTTGTATCAACATTGCCTATTGCTTGAAATTGAACCCTATCTCCACTTGCCTCAAAGTAATAAGTATGAAATCCAACGGTTTGGTTTATATCACTAAATGCAGTAACACCATCTTGAAATCTAAAAGATGCTCCGTTTGTAGATACGACTTCGTAATCTAATTTATATAGTTTACCAATAGTTAAAACGGATTGCTTAAATCTTGAACCTGAACCAATTATATTAACAGAGCCATTATTTATAACTGCCCCATTTTCTAAAACCCAATCCGTATCAGTATCAAACCCACCGTTCACAACCTTCTCCGTTCCATCGTCCATTACTCTAAAGTAATATTTCCAATCGTAAACGTCTAACCCCGGGTCTTTAAGGCAACGAATAGCTTCAACTGTTCCCCCGTCTGCTCTTACTCTTTCAATATAAGCCTTTACTAATGGAGATATTAGTATTTTTTTATTTAAAACAGTAAAAGACGTGTTAAGTAAACTCAGCATACCCTACTAGTTTATAGCTAAAATATCACTAGCTGTTGTCGCGGCTAATACAGCTTTTACTACAATAGGTAAAAAAGAGCCATCTGCCACGTTCTTAATAATTATAGTAGCATCGCTATTATCGCCAGCCATTCTTACAGACAAATCTCCACCAGTACCAACATATAAAGCAGCTTCCCCTCTCGGAACAAATGCTTCTGTAAAATTAGTGTCACTTTTAGTTACTGCTTTAGCATCTCTAGAGATTGCTTTTGTTTCTTGTTCTAGGTTAAAATACTTTCCCATTTTTGTTATTTGTTATTTTGTTAAATTGTTTTTCTTTTCGTATGATCTAAAACCAGCTAATCCCAACATTCCGAATAGCACTTGCATGGTAATAGTTGTATCTATAATAGGGAACGTAGAATCCCATCCGTTTACTGTAAATATGAATCTAAGTAAAGGCTCTAATAATACTGCGTATAATAACCCAAATCCACAAACCCAACCTACAAAAGGCCTCCAGCCTGCAACAAATACAGATCGGTGAGTAGCTTCTGCTACATTAATTTTAGTTTGTACTTCTGCTAACTTAGCTGCAATATCTAGCTGCTTATTAGGGTCTAGCTCTTTGCCTTTAAGAGCCTCTCTAATATCTTTTGCTAGTTCGCCTAAACCTTTTGTTCCACTACCTAGTAATCTGCTTAACCAACTCATCTTAGCACCTCCATCTTTTAAGTGCCGCGGCTTTTCTAGTCGGTTCACCTTTTTTATCTTTCAAAGGTCCAGGCATACCACTCATGCGTGCACAAAAAGATTTTCTCCTAGCAGCGTCTTTACTACCGGCTTTAACTTTACCTGTTACAGCTGTTTTAAGTTTACTACCCGGATTCTTTTTCTTATAAGCAGCAACCCCTTTCTTAGTCATTCCAGCTCCCTCTTTTGTAGATAAAAAGTTCCTATCTTTTCCTTTAGTTGTTTTCTTTATTTGTTTTTTAGGCATATCTTTTAGTGTTTACAACCGCACGGCTTTTTAGTATTTACTTTTTTTTTAACAACTACCTTGTTTGTTTTTTTAGCATAAGCTTTTGCCTTTGCTTTCCCTTTAGTTGTGTACGCAAATTTTTTTGTTCCTACTTTTGGCATAATATTTATTTTTTACGTGTTTTCTTTTTAGGTACACAATTAGGTACCTTTCTGCCTGACTTCATTTTTAATCCCACCATTTTGTGAGAATCCCAGCAGGATGTTTTCTTTTTCTTTTTCATATTACCACATGTTAGTTATGTTTTCGTATTCTTTAGTAGCATCAAAACTAGGACATGCTTTTGGTGAAAAGTCTCTATGACCAAATATTTCTACTTTTGGGTACTCAGTTTTATAATGCTCTAATATATTGCACAAAGCTTCTTTTTGGCATTCAGTACGAGTGTCTTTGGGATTCATATCTTTATCAACCCCTCCGACATAAGCGATACCTATAGAGTTTTTGTTCTGACCTTTGCAATGAGCACCACTTCTTTCTATTGGTCTTCCTTTATGAACAGTTCCATCTAAATAAATCATATAATGATAACCAATATCGCTCCAGCCTCTAGCTTTATGCCATTGGCGTACGTCTTCCACGGTAACAACTCTATTTTCAGGAGTAGCAGTGCAATGTACTATTACTTTGTTTATCTCCCTCATGTTGTTATAATGAATTTAAGTCGCCTATTATTTTTTCTTTAAGTTCTTGTTTAAATCCAGATGTAGAACCTTGTCTTTCATTTTGACTTCCAAATAAAGCAGATGCTTGATCTTGTGTTGCTGGAGGAAAAACAGGTGATGAAGCCGCTACGTTGTAAGAATCAGACATAGGGATATTAGGTATTGAAGTAGCTTTCCTTTCTACCAACCCGGCCGGAGCGCCTGCAACAGCTACTGCAGGATCGCTATAACTTTCGAGCAAAGCTTGTTTACTTAAATTTTCTTGACCAATTCCTTGAGCCATTCTGTTTAGTCCCGTCATAATGTTACTTTGTTTTTTTCTTGTTTATCACCTTGCTTATAGCGTCTGCAAAACTTTGCTGCTTTTGCTTGTAAGGCCCTCTCGTTAACTCCACAGAACCTCCTCCTTTAAACGTCACTGTAGATCCCATGCTGTTTTTTCTAGGAGACACACTTACCGCAAGAGGATAACTTTTCTGCACATTGGATAAAGAATAAGGATTATTGTCTTCTTTGGCTTTTTTGGCTTTGGTATTTTTTTTAATTGGGTCTAGCATTATTATCTATTTTTATCTTTGTTAACGTTATATATTGCTGTTTGTAAAACTTTATCTGTATACGTTTTTCCACGCATAATACTGTTTCTTTTTTCGCTAGAAGGTATATCTTCTTCTCCCAGCATTATTCGATACATTTTGCTTATTAGCTGTTTACACTTGAAGGATACTTTATATATGTTATATTTTTGAGTGGTTCTATTACGCGTTCTCCACACTACAATCCACCCTTCTTTTAGTAACCTATTCCATCGTCTATTATCCCAGCTATAAGCATATGTACCTATTTTAAAATCATGCTTCGTAAAATATTCCATGCAATCGAAATAAATAAGTAGCTCAAGATCCGCATCGTTTAAACCGTTATTCCTACATGCCCATTTACGTATAACACGATAATGCTTTAGCAAGTTCATATCTTTAATATCCCTTGCCTCTAATCGTTTCATAATACGACTACTATATCTTGATTTTTTATAACGTGCAGTTTTTCGTTATCTATTTCTATTCCGTGTCCTGCCGTGCTGTCGTAGTATATTACATTATCTACATCTACACCTTCTACATCAGATCCTACAGATACAATAGTAGCTTTGCGATATCTTATATCTTCTCTACTTTTCTCATTAAGTATTAAACCGCCCTTTGTTTTAGTAGTTGGTTCTTTAATGATTTTTATTATCAAATTTCTACCTATCGCTTTCATCTTCTACTCTTAAGTTGTTGATTACACAATCTGTTGATAATATAGTTGTAGCTACTGACGCTGCGTTTTTCAATGCACTCTTAGCAACCAATAAAGGATCAATAATACCAGACTTAATCATATTAACAGCTTTACCTGTAACTACATTAATTCCTTTACCCTTTCCTTTCGGGTATACTTCTTCCAACCCAGCATTCTTCAGTATAGTTAAATAAGGAGCTTTAATAGCTTCTAGTAAAACTTTTTCATTATCGTTGCTTGGTTTAATATAAGTAGAAGCGTTTAACAAAGCAATTCCACCACCTGGTACAATACCTTCTTTAACAGCAGCTTTTGTAGCACACATCGCATCTTCAACTCTATCTTGCTTTTCTTTAAGTTCAACCTCTGAACTTGCACCTACTTTTATAACAGCGACTTTACAGGATAATAAACCTAATCTTTTTTCTAATCTATTAAGCTTGCCTGGTAAAGTTTCTTTTTTAATGTCATTTTGTATAGAATCGATAACTTCTTGGACTTCAATAGAGGTGTCACCTACTTGTATAATAGTCTCCTGGTCGTTTGTAATAGACTTTAAACACTTTCCTAGCATTTCTATCTCTATCATATCTAAGTCGTCACCAAGGTCTTCATTCACGACCGTAGCACCTGTTAAGAGAGCTAGATCCTGAAGCTTTTCTTTTCTGTATATTCCAAAGTCAGGAGTGTCAATGATATTGACCTTAATATTACCTTTCATTTTGTTCATAGCTAAAGCGGATACGACTTGCTCGTCTGCTTCACCAATAATTAATAAAGGCTCATTATTTTTTATGACATACTCTAAAACGGTTTGAATTTTACGTATGTTTTCTATTTTGTTTTCCACCAGCAATACTAATGGGTTTTCAAGTACAGCTTCTTTTTTACTTTCGTCTGTAATAAAGTGAAAGTTCTTTAAAGGTTTATCTATTGTAGCTCCGTTTATTACTTCGTAACTTGTTTCGCTATCATTTGATACTTCCATAGTAACAACGCCGTTCTTACCTACTTGCTTAAACGCTTCAGCAATAACATTACCAAGTTCTTTATCGTTGTTAGAGGAAATTGTAGCGACGTGATTCACCATATCGCCTTCAACAGGTACTGCCAGCTTTTCTAGATAATCAATTACTTTTTTGGTAGCTGACTCAATACCTTCTTTCATTTCCCTAGAACCACTATTACTCGTAGCATATGCTTCTAATAATATTGAGTGTGCTAAGACTGTAGCTGTTGTTGTTCCGTCTCCAGCTTCTTTTACAGTTTGCCTAGCTGCTTCCTTTAAAAGCGTTGCACCCATATTTTCAATAGGATCTCTAAGTGTTATTGAATTTGCGACCGTTACACCGTCTTTAGTGATAACAGGTCTACCTAATTCGTTTTCAAGTAACACGCATTTACCACTTGCTCCTAAGGTAGAGCTGACGGCTTTTGTAAGCTTTTCTATTCCTTTGAATACATTGGTTTTTGCTTGCTCACCGAAGGTGAGATTTTTTACAATTTGGTCTGACATGCTTATTTAATTTGATTATATTTGATTGTTTTACTATATTTTTTACATTAATGGTAACCGTCTACGCCCGTCCACTACAGGAGAGGCGTAAGCCCCTGCATTTTTATTGCAGAAGCATTCGTGGTTACACTTTTATTTTTAATAAGGTTTCCATACTACAGCATTGCCAATCGTATGTTTTGAACCCTGCAGTCTTAGTTTTTTTATTACAGGGGATACCTGAGTAACACCGTTCGTTGTTTTAGATATTCTAAAAGCCATATGTTGAACAGAGGACTTCCTACCTGCTTCGGGTGCGTCATACCCTGACGGTCTTGGAAAAGGACTGGTGGAAGATGACGAGTAGTATAAATCCGGTCTAAAATCAAAAAGCTGGCCAGTCACGCTGGTAATAGCTATTTCAATAGGTCTATCGCTAAAAGGAGCTACTGCTGATGCACCTACCAAGCTTTGCTTTTTAAAACTAGATGATCTAGTACTTGATCTATTATAAGCTTGTCCATTACCTTTTTTCCATCTTTCAAGTATAAGTTTGTAAGTAGACCCTTCTTCTAATATTAAGTTCTCGAATGTAGCGTTAAACTTAGTGTACTTCACTGTGTTTGTACTAAACCATCCGTCGGTTCTAGGAGAAGTCATAGTATATGTAGCATCGGACGTAGTGCCTGTTTTTATTCTCATGCCTACATTATTGAATAACACAGTGTCACTCTTTACGTAAGCTCTTAAATCTTTAACTAAAGCAGTTTTTGTAGACTTGCCTGGCTTGGAGGTATCTACTATTACAACTAAATCCGAGTCTGCGGGTATTGTTGTTGGGTATGAATAAATTATTGCCATGTTTTACCAGTTGTTTTGTTTTATATTAATCCAAGCATATGTGGCCGCACCTGTTTGCATGCACATGTCTACATAACTATTATTACCTGAAATTCTGTATTTTAACATTCCCGCGTTCGCTGAGCTTGCTGCGTCCGTCACATCCGCCATTCTAACTCCTCCTCCAGACACTAAATCGCCTGTAGTAGATAAGCTGCCGCTAAAATTTCCATTAACACCTAATACATTACCATTTGTTACAAGATTTCCATCATTAATAGTTATATTACTTTGAGAAACGGTTATACCATCTTGTGAATTTAATAAACCCTCTAAATATAAACCTCCTTCTACTTGTAATTGACCTGCGAAAGTTCCATTAGGGGCGCTTATTGAAGCCGCAGTGATGGCACCTTGCACAGCTAACCCGTTGGCAGGCGGAAGAGTACTTGCTAATGCGCTCCCAATAGTTGTTCCTTCTCTTAGGGATATCTTTTTAACTATGTTTGCATTTGTTGCAGATTCCTGCACGTAAAAAACAAGACCTTGTTGGGAAGTATCGTCATCTAAAAAAATCCCCCCTACTCTTTCATCTCCGTATTTAAAATACATGGCAATATCACCCGTGGTATCAACTTCCTTTCCAATAACAAACTCGTTAGTGACTTGTATTCCGTCGAAAGGTCCTTCGTTAATTCCAGAGATGAACATATCTCTACCATAATAAGCGTTATACCCAAAGTTTATCTTCGGAACGGTTATTTTATTTCTAACAGTAATTCCCTCTGAACCTGGTACTGTGTATATAGGTGAGTCTTTAAACCCAGTTGTAGAAAACATTGGAATAGTATTCGCTGTCCCAGTTGTTCCAAGCAATTGTCCTATACTACTTATTTTAACAGACTTAGTAGGATTACCCTCTATAGGCTCCTCGTCGTCCACATTATATGACTGTGTTATTAGTATTTTATCTATTAGCTTTGGCTCTACCGTTGGGTATGAATAAATTATAGCCATATTATGCTTTTTTCTTTTTAGTTACCTTTTTCTTTTTACGATCACCACTAGCAAAAGTATCTCTGTTTTTAGCTATAGATACTCTTTTAGTAGCACCTACTACCCCATTAACGTGATGTATGTCTGTCGTACTGTTTTGCCCAAGTGTTTGATTCTCCGCTTTCTTTGCCTTCCTCTTATGTTGAGACGTAGGCTTTCCTCTCCAAGGTTTACCCATCGCATAAGCAATATCTCTTGCCTTCTTAGTAGCTGCCGCTTTAGCCGATAGTTTTTGTTTCCCCATACCTTATATACTTACATGCTCTACTATATTCTTACGGGTCCATCAAATGCGACGTTAGCCTCTTACTATAATATATAACTACCTATTGTCGCCCTGGGGATCAAAAGAGATTTTTTTTTGAAAAAATTTTTTATTAGATACTTAGAGCTTGGGGGTTATATACTAATTTCTACTACCCCGGTTCGATAATAAAACGCATTTGGTTTGACCCAGTCCCTGGTTGTTTTTGACGTTTAAGCATAAGCTTTGGCCTTTCTGTGCGTATTCCTGTGTATTGTTGAGGTATCCTGTGGTATGTAGCTACGTGCTGGTGCCTGGTCCTGGTCTGTTAGCACTCTGACTCTGGTCCTGGTCTGCGGTGTTGGCGTACGATCTATGCTGTAGCTAATGGAAGCTGTACCGATGACCTCTCTTGTTCATGTACGATCGCGGAGCGTAGCGAAGCGTATAGCATTTACAAGACTACTACGACGGACTACTGATAATATAAGTGAATCTAAAAACGAATAATATGTACGATGCAAGAATTAATAATGCGTGTAATGAACTGAATGACGCGATCAATGATAACAAACACGGGCTTGGATCCGAGCAGTACACACGCTTGATCAATCTAATGGATACGCTTGCGAACATCGGCGATGAGTATGCTTTCGAGGCGACTAACACGAAGTTGGGATCAGTCGGGACTTTATTCTCATAG